TGCTTTTCCCCAGTCTTCTTCTAGCTGTTTCTTATTAATAGCTCCACGTGGTATAAGGAGCTTTGTATTAGTTGAAGTGGACGCATGGGCAATAATAAGAGAACGTATTTTATTTATATACTCCTGAAGTCCCTTAACAAGCCTAACATCGCTCATAGGATAGGGATTTCTATTCCAACCATTCATAATAGTAATAATTGGGTATTCTTCTATGGGTAATACAACAGCAAATAACTCTTTGTCTCCAATAGAAACAAACTGATGTATTTGACATATCTCTATATCATTGACCAAAATCTTTTCAGCTTCAACTAAATGACCTTTTGTTATAATATCTATTGTAGTTGTGCTATTAGGTATAGCACCCAGATGCTCTTTACCAGCCATAGGCACAGGCTGTCCAGTTTGTGGGTCCATCATCATATGAAACTCATCACCCATTTCTTCATGTACTTTTAAATAATCAGCTACAGATTTGGGGTCTGTGAGAATCTGTTCCCCATCTGGTGATAGAAGTAAGATTGCTGGTTCCTGCTTATATTCTTCAAACTCATCAGATGCCAATACCTTCTGGTCATCTGTGAATGGGTCATAAATCTTATGGTATGGCATAAACACTTTGCTATACCTTTCCATTAACTCCAGTTCTCTTTCACCAGTAATGCTCTTACCAGTCATGTTTCTTTTTAAAGTAACTTGCTGAGACTCATTACCATACCTAGACTCTGATGGAGCATTGATATAACTAGTTTCCTGACAATCTCTAATCTGTTCTTCATATTCAGGATAAGCTTTTACTAGAGCATCTTCTGAAACTATTTTAGCTACAATGATATTACTAGCATCACGACAGAATGCATCTTTTGATGCAGGGTCTATAAATACTTCTAGTGGGTCTATAGATTTAATCTTTACTTCACCAGAGCCAAAATCAGCGTCAGGGTCTACATAACCCATGAGCACACCCATGCCTTTTACATAATAATCATCTATAGCCTGTTTTAATTCTACGTTGCCAATTGATGTATCCCAGATGTACGCCATAATATCGCTAAACATGCGACCTACCTTATTGTCACTTGTTTCACGACCTGTAGACTGGAATTTTGGTTTATTGGATGTGAGCATTGCTTTTGCCTGCTCAACTGCGGAATAGATAATGTTCACAACGATAGGTTGCTGTGAACGATTCTTTAAGGCTGTTGCTTCTTCATCTGTCCATTGCTTTCCATTACGGAACTCATTGTCTTCAACTGCCTGTTTTGCCCAACTTTCTCTAGCGGATGAGTATTCGCTGAGTAAATCATGGGTGAGTTGGACACCCGTGCTTTTTTCGTGCATAACCTTTTAGGGTTAACTTATAAAATAAAGTATACTTTAAGATGCGGAGCTACCGCATTGGTGACTTATACGTCAAAAAGTTAGAAAAGTTCCATTTAGGCTACCTTCCAACTAGTATTATTTGCTACATAATTCTCTTTTTTACTATTAGGTGTCGCATCTTCTGTATGGTTTGGTCTATAACACTTCTTCATAGCATAGAACATACCATCTAATAAATCATCATGCTTACCACGTGGATACAGAAGTAACTCGTCTTTTAGTTCCAGCATATCCTTCTTCATATACATCTTACCCTGAGCAAAGTAAGGCTCCATCGTTTCTAATCTAGAAGATTTAGATGTCCTTGGAGACTCTTTTATCTCTAAGCCAGATATAAATATCTTTTCTTCATCGCATCTTGTTCTTAGGTACTCTCTTAACATCTCCTGATAACCAACAGATTCAATACGAACTTTAGAAGGTCTATACATCTTAAACCATTGTATAATACTTTCAGCTAATTTCATGGGCGTAGCACGTTTGCGGTAATAAGGTAGTATGTACCTGTTATTATCTTTATCAACTGCTATAGGCATAATAACCGAATAGTCAGCCGTTTTGCGTATTGAGGATGCAGGGTCTACGCCCATAAAAATATTGACTGGTATCTTCTTCTCACCATCTATGAGAAAATGATTACCATCGTCATCAATACTATAATCATAATTATGATACTTTAAATACTTTTCGCTGAAGAGCTGGTCTTCATCACCCACTATCTGGCATAGGTATTCCCTATAGAACACAGATACACGTGCAATAGACTCTAGCTCTTTCTTCTTCTGTTCTAATTTCTCTATAGGTTGCCACTCTTCCCAGAGAGCTTTACCATTATCCATGTCTGGACTGAAATGCATATTGGTCCAGCCATCCATTTCTTTCAATACTTCAACGAGACATCTCTGATGCTGTGGTGTACCAATAACTGCTATTTTACCACGAATAGGGTCTAGTGAAGGAATAGCAGATTGCAGTAGCCATCTTAAGTTAGATTCCATTGCTTCAGCAGTCTTGGTGTTATTCTCATCTTCAGGGTCATCTACCACAATAAGTGTAGGTCTTTGACTACCCACCTTGATACCACGTAACTGCTGTCCAGTACCTTTGCAAATAATCATAGTGCCATCTTTTAGTTCTACTTCGGCTTTAGCCCATTGCTTTGCAGAGTGTTGCCCCCAGTATCCATATATAGCCCTTAACTGCTGACTATAATCAAGCATATCCTTGATAGTACCCAGCAGTTTAATAGCATGGTCTTGTGTTCTAGACACCAGAACAATTAATTTCTTCCCCTCGTGGTGCATTATATGATATAACGGGTAGACTCCCCCAACTATAGATGATTTTGCGTGTCCACGAGGGGCTATGATGTTCACTTGCTTGTTTTCATCATTCGTAAGAACATCAGCTATCTTATAATGGAAATCGGGGGATGGTACAGAGAACATATTTGAACTGATGATGCGTCCAAATAATATCATATTATCTTTCAGTTTACTCTTTAGTAATTTATTATCTTGTGCAGTCATCACAGATACCGCTTATATTTAAAGTTGGTGCGTCACATTCGTGACAATGAAAAGGTATTGGCATTACTTAATTTTATATTTTACTAGTATATCATTCTTTTGTTCATCTGTATTGGCATCTCTCCAATCTACAATGAAGTCATCAATCATTTTACCACCCATGTATCCTTCTTCTGGTGGATATATATTATCTTCATTACCACGAAAGACTGCCTGAATAAGTCGTAGCTGTTGTAGGTTATTCTTTGCTGTAACATACTGACGCTCTGCGTCTACAACATTAGTAGCGAAGTCTTCAAACTTTATAGCCACATCGTCTATATATACAATTCTATCTTTAGGGTGTTTCCTACCCTGCTTAAAAGTTACGTTCATATGGCATCACAACTGAATCAAAGTAGTTACACTTTATATCAGCAACACACTTTTTATTGTATAACTTACTATCTATCTTAAATGCTAGAACACCGCCATCTGACTTCATCATACAGCCTATACACCCGTCTGAAGTGTAATTAGCACATCTTCTCTTAGCTATATTGATGTTATTCTTCGTCTTCTTCATAGAATTCATATAACATGCCTTCTATTTCCATTTCTCTTAGACAATCCAGAGCCATCTGGGATGTTTGTGTTGTATTTAGGTCAGCCATAACAGCTATAACATGCAATGCTCTGACTGCTATCTCAATCTGAGCCGTTAGTTGTTGATGTTTGTGGCTCATAGTGTATTCATCATTGCTCAATAGGTTCATCTTTTTCCTCCTTCCGTTGTAGAACCAGTTTCTTTTCTTCTTCTTGGGTTATTTGGTCCAGTATCTTTTTAGTATCTATCATTTCAACTGTATCTGTAGTTACCAGCTTGTTAGGCTTCATCTCTAGTAAGTCCATAATATGGTCATTAGCTTTCAGGAAGTTGCCTACATCGCCTTTATGCTCTGCCATATCTAGTGCCTTTACGATGTTATCAACTGCAAACTCTTTGTTGATGGCTTTATCTGATAAGATTTCTTTCACTTTCTTTTCTACTTCCATTTTAACTCTCTTATTTTTTAAAAATCTTCTTACTGTTGCTTCAGGTATCTTGCTATCAGGTCGATAAACATTACCAAGTGTTTTAAAGTCAATTGCACCATTCAGCATCATATTTGCGTAGGTATTAATAGTATTAGTACCCCTAGTAGACTTCACTTCATACTCATCCCACGTCTTAGCAGGATTAGCCTTACTATAGGTCTTATATGAGTGATTCAAATTAAAATTTATTTTTGCAGATGTACTTGCCCAGCCCACACCACCAGATAACTTCACAAAGGTTTTGATATTGCCGTTCTTGTCTGTATAATCACTCCTAGACAGACATTCCATAACATAATCATCGTCAGTTATAGCGTAATCACCTTTAGTTGCATCTCTCCAGTCACAATATCCCATGCTATTGTCAGCATCAGCTTCTGCTTTGGTATATATAGTAAACTTGCGTCTTTTACGCTGATATAATCTCTCGATTACTACCAAATAGTGACTCCAATAAATATTTCCCTACTTGTATACCAAGTACTTGTTATCTTTTACATGGAAAAGATATCTTTTACATGTAACTAGTACACTTTAGTGTACTCAAGTACTTGTATTCTAATCCGTACTCTTAGAATCTATCTTCTTGCCAACATGCATTGCAATACTACGTTGGATTATCTCATACTCTGCGTCAAGAACGTCTATATCGTCTTCATGCATAGCCTGAAAGCTCTCTACTTCTTCTTCAGTCAATTCCATAGCAACCCACTTGCCAGTAATTGGGTCGTATACTTCCATCTTTCGTTTTTTATCATCTAGCATAACTTCAAGTTACAGCCTTATCTTTTATTATACAACAACTTAAATGGATGAAAGTTCCATAACTCTTGTAAAAGTAGTACTAGAATGGGAGTGTGAGGTTTAGATGTATACTACCCCCTTCTAATTAAGGGTCGGTGGGGTTCAATCATGTTGAGTTCAAAGGTTCATTAAGATTGAGTTCGCAAGCTCACCCAGTACAGCACCACCGATGTCACTACGTGACAGGTGGAGATACATCACACACACAGGTCTATCTACACACACACGCCTGTATCTCTTTATATATGAATCCTTACACCTACGTAAGGCACTAACCTAAAGGAACTACTATGTTACTAAACACCTTAATCACATTAGCAATTATTTGGTTGACATTTTCTATCATTGTTGCAACCATAAGTTTATGGTTCACTTTCAGACATGTATTGCCATTTCTTGTGGCTTGGGATGATTCAGATGCCGATACTAAATGTCAGCTCACCCAAAATGACCTTCCCGAATGGACCATCGGTGATGATGACATTCCTTTCTAACCCTTAACCTAAGAGAACTAGACATCACACGTCTGGTTCTCTTTTTTTATACTTATTAACAACTAAACCTGAAGGAGTATTATCATGCCTGATAAAAATAAACCTGTTTCTGAATTAACTGCTGGCGAATTAACATTCGTTATCAAGAAAGCCTTATTGGATTTTCATGACTACCAGTTAGAAAATCTTGATGCTAATCTTGAGAAAGTGTTCGATAAAGTCGTACCTGCTATGACATCAGCGATTGAACAGATTGGGGAATAATCCATTCACAGAGAGCTGGACAGTTACATGTCTGGCTCTCTTTTTTTCTGTTACTATTAACAATTAAACCTAAAGGTACTATCATGGGTAAACTTATGAGAACACTTGGCAGAATAACATCAACTACTATAACCAATGCCAAGAAAGTTAAACCA